TCTTCGATCAGCAAGCCGTTGAGTGTCAGCGTCGAGGGATTGGTGTCGAAACGCGGCCCGTAATACGCAGAAGACGTTGTGGCGTTGTACGCTTGGGGCGAGTTGTAGGAGGTGGGCTCGAGTTGCCCTGATGTGACAGAGCCGGAAACCGTAAAAGTGACACTTGTTGTCGATGCTGTAAATGCCACAGAAACGCGGTTACTTGCGCCAGTGCCACTGAGCGTCCCTGTCGCGCCGCCCGATAGTGTGACCGAGCCAGTGCCGTAAAACGATAGCGTATAGGACTGACCAGAAACAACCGTGACGGTCTGCGTTCCGAGCGCTGCACTATTCAACAACAAATTCGCCGGAGCCCAAACCAGCGTCCCCGTGCTGTCGTACATCGTCGCGTTCGATGCGCGGGAGAAGGTGAGGTCAGAGGGAAGAGTACCTGTTAGAAAATTATAGTATTTTGTTGGGCTCAGTCCGTTGCCACTTGAGGCTACGACACTAAAAAAAGGAGTAGCAGCTTGTGCTCCTATAACACAATAAAATAAAAAGACTAAAGCTAATAGAAGTCGTTTCATTGGCACTTACCCACAACATTCCAAGTATTTACCGCTGTTTGTATCGCGCATATCGTGGCATACTGTGCAGAAAACACAGGCGCGGTTGGTGCGCTGCATGTGTCGGTAAAGGTCACGTTTGTGTCTCTTGTAAGAGTAACAGAACCCACGCCAATTTGTTGAGCGCAAAGAACTGTGCTTATCGGGAACGCAACGGCAGAATTCTGTGGAACTGTTAACGTACTGGAAGACCCGTTTGACATTGTAACGAAGTTGCCAGCATCGGCCAGTGTGAAGGTTTCCGATGTCGTTGTTCTGGCATCAATTGTTCCATTTCCCCCCGTCCCCCCGTTCGCCACAGGAACCGTAGCCAGCCCCCCGAAACTCCCGCCGTTATTATACTGGATCTGGCCCGATGTGCCGCCGGGGGTGCCCGAACTCGAAATAACCCCCGTCGTGCCAATCGTGACAGTCGTGCCGTCAACCTTGACGCCGCCAAGCGTTGTCGTCGAGGCGGTGGGGAGCGTGTAGGAGCCGCTTCCCCAAACAATCGCAGAGCCATTAGACTGCAACACTTGCCCGTTTGTCCCAACTGTCGATAGACCCGTCCCGCCGTTCGCCACCGCCAGATTACCGCCCAGCACAATTGCCCCGCTGGTTGGGGTCGCGGGAGTCAATCCTGTCGTTCCGCCTGACCATGTTGTCACAGCCCCAGTCGCAGGATTGACAGGGCTATATTGGATAATTTCTGCATGCGCTGGCAATGCGAATAATCCCATGAACGCGAGAACGAGACTTAAATTCTTCATGACTTCACCTTACTGAACTTGCGCGTTAAAGAATGCCGTCGCCGATGCTGTTTTCGTAAAACATCCGGTTGTGCTGAACACGGCAACAATCCCCGTGTTGAACGCCAAAGGATAATCAATCCAGCTCGCGCCTGTCGTCGATGACGCTGGAATCGAATAGCAAAGTTTCGGAGTCACGGTGCCATCATTCGGCGCGGTGGCTGCATCAAATAGAAGAACATATCCAGCCGATGCGCCCGACGTTGCAGAGAACCCGAATAAAGAACCGGCAGTTGCTTTTAAGACATGGCTGGATTCTGCGACGGTCGATTGAACAGAAACGACCGGATTTCCGAGTGCGTAAGCTTGCGCTGGCAAGATCAGCGCGAGAACGAGAGCGATGAGGATACTTTTCATTTTATCTCCTGTGGTCATTCAGTTGTTGGCCTTTGGTGGTTCCTGTGACGGAGAGGTTGAGCATTATGTTCCTTGCGGATACGCTGGTTGCGCTGGTAGCGACGTGCTGGTTGTATCTGTGCCGTCAACAATCGCTCTTAACGCTTTACGGTAATGCACGAATGCCACAACGTCTGCCGTTGTCGCGGTTGTCAGTCCGAGCGTGATTGCTTCTTGGACGCGAAGCATGGTTGTGTCGGTTTTGGTGAGGGCGGCTTGGGCTTGTTGGGGTAGTGGAATGGGTGCGGGAGTCGGAGCAGGAGGCGCAGTAAACTCGCCGTTCGCATAAGCCCAGCCGATGCCTTGATTAGTCACTAGAATATCCGCTTCATTCAATGGAGCATCAGCCACATAAACATTTGCGACAATTCCGTTCGTTATGATTGCGTAATTTGCCATGTTAGTTACTCACATATTCGGTTATGATGACATAGCCCGCCGTTCCCGCGCCACCTGCGGCACTATTGCTACCGTTAGCAGTACCACCGGAACCACCGGAACCGTTCCCTGTCCCAGCAGCACCATTCGCTGGGTTAGATGTTCCGGTTGATGGTGAGATGCCTCCCCCGCCGACCAAGGAAGACCCTCCGAAACCACCTATATCAACCTGTCCGAGGCCGCTGTAATTTACGGAAATGGCTGCGCCTCCTGGTGCACCAGTAGCGGCAATATCTCCAGTTCCTGCCGTACCACCCGCACCTCCACCGCCGCCAGATGTAAATGTACCGCCAGCACCACCATTAGCGATACAAATAGCCCCAACACTTGTGCTGCCACCATTGCCGCCAGCATTATTACCAGAACTACCCGCACCCCCAGCAGCTCCTATAGTCACAGTTTGAGAAGAACCTATCGCTGTTGCGGTAGAAGTTTTTCTTGAATAGCCACCAGCACCTCCACCAGACCCACCAGCACCAGAAGTAGATCCAGATGTTGTCCCACCACCGCCACCGCCCCCACCCCAACATTCGATAACCGCATAAACCATGCGCGTTGACGGCGTATAGGTGCCGCTTGATGTGAATTTCTGGACAACGATTGACTGAAAATCACCAGCAACATAAGCCGTCGTCGCAACCTTCGTGCTGTTATCGCCAGCGGCTTGGGTTGTTGCGGTTGTGCCGGAAGGGAGTGCCGAAGTTTCTCCAATAACTGCGCTGTTGTCGTACAGGAGTTTCCCGGATGTTCCACCCGTGATTCCAGTCGTTCCTATCGCAATGGGTGCTGATGCAGCCGATATTATTCCGGTTGTACCAATCGTTATCGTCGTTCCGTCAATCTTAACTCCGCCGAGAACCGAAGTTGTCGCCGTTGGCAACACATACGCCGTCGCATAAGCCCCCGTCCCAAACGCCCCGCCCGCCGCCGATGTCAGCGACGAATTGACAACATTCGCCGCCAAGGTCGTGCCAGTCAGATTTCCCGCCGGAGCCGATGATGCGACGATAGATGACGGGTATTGAAGCTGATACGTCACCCCCGTTCGATTGGCGGGCAAGATGTCGCCCGGTTGCAGCGTGATGACGCCATTCACGGGAGTCGGCAATCCGGCTATATCTATGGTAGTGGCTGCCTGCGCTGGAATTGCGAGCAACAATAAAAGGGCGAGAAGTTTTTTCATCATGTGCCTACTGGATATGCGGGAGCCGACGGAAGTGTCGTGCTTGTCGTGTCGGCGCCGTTGACGATTGCTCGAAGTGCCTCGTCGCGTGACAGCCATGCGGAAGGATAGGCTACCCCTGCTTTACTGCATCGCACTGAGACTGCATCGCTTTGGACGAGGGCGGCCTGTGCGGATGCTTGAAGCGCAGCGTGAACCTGTGCGGATGATGGCGTGAACGTGACAGATTCGGGGTTGCCGTTTGCGTCGGCTTGAATGACTTGCCCCGACGATTGCGCCGCGAACAATGCAGCATAGGCATCGTCCGTTACGGCTACGGCATCTGGCGGCATTGTCGAATTAACCGCACTATCGTAAAAACCGTTTGTCGTGCGAGAGTAAAATTTTGACATAGATATTTCCTAATTTCCGATGGCGGTTACAAAAACTGGAATGGCTTGATTTATTGATTGGTCCGGTTGATTGGTATCCCCGCGCAATGTGAATCCTGATGTGGTGGCAGATAATGCAGAACAAACGAGGCCGTAACCTGTTCCAGAATTTGCCTGTTCAGTGGAAGTTATAGTAATTGATTTAACTGAATTTGGAAAAGAATTTGGGAACGAAACTGCATAAGTCCCCGATGACGCTCCCCAGTTCGGGGTCGTAACACTGAACACCTGAATAATCCAAGGTTTAGCTGTATTATTCGGATTAGGGACTTTGAAATAAGTCGCGCTATCGCTGGCAAATCCAAGATTCGTCAAAGCCGTTGCCAGCGTGCCGAGATCGGATAGATTATTTGCTGCAAGCAATCCCGTTCCAAGCGTGATCGGTTGCCACTTGGTCGAGTCACTTCCGGGCAAAACAGTGTTGGCATTTACCAATGAAATATACGCAATCCCGTTCGTGTACATCGCCAGCGAATACTGCGAATACGGATAAGGCGTCCCGTTGTTCGCCGCCGTTGGAATCCACGGCGCAATCGTCTGTTGCTGATGTGTCTGCAAAACCTTCGTTATCAAATTGAACAGATAGTTCATTTTGACTTCTTCGACGTTTAGTGATCCGGGAGAACCTTGAGCTAGGGTGTAATTCGCGCTGTATCCTTGGGAAAAACTAACGCTCCCATCTCCTTGCACTGGATCAGGAACAGCCGTAACTGAGCCTGATGCAGCGAATGGAATATCGATATAGGTCTGTGACGTAACTGGCAAGATAACCTCCGTGGCGTTATCACAACGCTGCTATTTCATTATAAACGAAAGCCTCATTTTATCAAGGACTAGTCCAAGTGCTGCTTACTCCCGCCGGACGCGGCAAAAGGTCTTGTTCAAACACAAACTGTAAATCCCAAGGGATAGTGAAATTAAAGTGGTATGTCTGCGTCATATTTCCATTATCCTGTAGATAACCGGTTCCCCACGGCGCGAAAACAAACTTCAAAAACCGATTAATCTCCGGCACAGTCCCACTTGAGCAAAGCTGGAAATACCGCAATTGCAGCATAAGCCTGTTTGTCGCCAAGGGAAGATTGATCGATCCGCCATTCACAGATGCGAAGTTGCCACGGGTAAAGTTAGCGCGGTTTGCGCCAAATCCCCAGTAAGCATTATTCGGAGTGGGAAGATTGTTAATATATAGTGGCCAATCGAGAATAATTGACCATACCTCAAGCCCGAAAGCATTAGCTGTCTGAAGGTTAAATACGTTCGTGATCCAGTCGTTCCAGAATTGCTCCTGAAATGAGTTAAACCAGTCCTGCTTTGACTGGATTATGGATTGCAGATTCGGTGCGTCGTTGTATTCCCACAATAAAGACGACAGCAAATTGACCGAGAAATCGAGTTGCTGAATGTCATAATTCGTCGTTGCCACGTCGGAAGTGAGCAGAAGCCCACTTTCTGTGGTAATTATTTGTCCGTTCTGTGTTGTAATTTGTGGCATTTTATACAATGTTTACAGTTATATAGGACAACTGGCAGTAGGCGATCTGCGATACACCGATAGGCACGGGAGTTGTCGAAAGTGTCCCGCTAGGAGCAATTGCCACCTCACACAAAGAAACATATCCTTGCGGATTTTCAATGCTGATCGCCGCCGCAATCTCAAATGGCGAGACAGCACCCCCAACCACGAAACCACCCAATCCAGAGGCGTTTCCAGCCGGATCGGTAACGGTTCCGGCGGCATAGGCCAATACCGCCTGTTGCACCTGCGCTGCGCTGATATTGTGAACCGTTGCCTCTACTAGAATGCCGACCGGCGTAGGTCTGTCGAATAAGACGTTATAGGTTTGGAGAGAGGTTGGTTCAATCACGCCAACGGTAGTTCCGCCGTTCCACGCGCATCCGGACGACTTGTTTTCAAGCAACGCCGCCGCAACCGCGTTATTTGTTCCACCTTCGACACAAGCATAGATCGAATGGGCGACCATCGTTATGCCATTAAGCGTTGCTGTCGTCGCAGCGATGTTCTCCTGAAAGAATAGCGATGTCACGCCCGAAGTCGCGTAAAGAGCCGAAGTAATGGCCTCGGCCAAGGATATTCCTTGAAAACCCAAGGTATTGTTCCTAAACGCCCGTGCCTGCTGATCGGATTGGGTAGTTGTCCCTGTAACCCCAGCCACCGTGTTATTGACCGTTTCCCAGCCCAGTACGCCCGTCACAATCGTCGCCAGAGCGGAAATAGCGCAAGGTATGGCTCCGTATGCCACTGAGGCAAAATTAACCGTTGTGGAGCCACCAGAGGGGATGACGACGGTGCTTGCTGTAGCGAATAGGTCGCCCGCCGCCGTCTGAGCCTGAGAACCGGCAGGAATAGTCGTACCGGATACGCCCGTCACAGTCACGCCCGCGACGGTCGTCTGGGTCTGTGAAACGCGCTGAGTGCCGGTTAGAGCGAGAATTGCGTCAAGGAATACGCCCCCTGCATAATTGGGATTGATTTGATTCGAAATTACAGAATTATTGTTGATCGTGGAGTTTAGGGAGGTAACTTCGGTGGATATGACCACGCCTTGCGGGGTTGACGGCGCGACGACAAGATCGGCCCCGAATGCAGTCGTCCAAAAACTTTGAACCGTCGCCAATGTGCTAGACGTATCCGGCACGATTAAGCCCGTCGTCGTCACATAATCGTAGGGAACCGCTACTACCATTTGTCTCTCCACGTCGCTTCACAGCGATGTTTGTTTCGTTTAGCCTGATACTTTTAGTGAACCGTAAACTGTCTCGATTTGAGCTGTGTAAGAAAACGTGTTGTTCTCAACCTTTGCCGTGATGCTTGTAACTGATACCACGCCCGGCACGTTCATCAAAGTTGTGCGCAAATACGATTCGTAAATCGCCAGATTCGGAACGCCGGAGAAAACAGTCTCAAAAGCAGGCAATCCCAAATTAGTCTGATAGATTGCTTCGCCCAATTGCATCAGCGATGCAACTTGCGCCGCGCTTTCAACTGCCGACTGCCCAGAAAGAAGAGCTAAATTACCCGCACTATCCAGGTAAATATCGCCAGTTTGGGATGTTCCGAAAGTTTGCACCATTACGCCACCCTCGAAAAAACACCGTGAAATTCATTCGATGCTTTACAATACGCTGCATAAGCAGCTTCTTGTGAATCAAAAATCCCTAGATATTTTTGAACTTTATTAAGGCAGATATATGCCTGCCATTTTTTTCTGTTTTTATGCCAAGCAACACCCTTAAAATCCGACGTGCAATTGTCAATCTTTTCTTTATTGCAACAATTTTGAGAACGACTTGCCTCTCTGATGTTTTCCCATTTGTTATTAATTCTGTCTAAATCTTTATGGTCAATGTCCTCTTTCGGCCATTCGCCCGTCATAATCAACCACGCGAGGCGATGACCTAAATAAGATTTTCCGTCAATTATTATCTGAATACACTTTCTTTTTCCAGAAGTTGCAATAGTGCCAGCTAATTTGCCTACCAATCTTGCATTCACCTGATTGCTGGCATGATCTCTAAATTTCCAACGCAGTTCCCCTGTCTCTGGATAATAATCCAAAATTGATCGCACATAATCTGCATTTAGATCATTTCTTAACCTCAACTCCAAACACTCCCATTGTAAACAGACAATCCGCCTGTCGTTGTGTTGAATACAGCAAACCCAGCCTGAGGAGAAGGTATAGCATTTCTTTGGGAAGTAGTCATTGAAGGAAATTTAAAGGCTTTAGTCGTGCTCTGGCAATCCAATATGGCATTCGGGCTTTGTGAATATCCTGTCTGATCGCTTATCGCCACGCCCGCGCCCATACTCAGGCGAATCGAGCCGTTTAGCGATTGCAGCGTCACGTTTGAGGTATCAGCGCCCGCTATGGCGAATCCCGTTAAAACCATAGGGATAAAGACCGCATCCCCAAAATCATGCTTGCGTGACGTGTTCGGCGGAGACTGCTCCCACGATTGCTTGAATAGAGAAATGTCCCTATCGGAAGCCTTTATGAACCCTAAATCCCCAGATTTAATAGGGAAGTTCAACATAAACCCGCCCCCGCCGATCTGCATGACAGGAACCGACATAACCGGTGCGCGTTGCAAAATCGTGTTGTCGGTCGTGATTATGGAGATTAACGGCTGAACTTGCGCCATGCCGGTTGCGCGGTCAAAGGCCACGATCTGCGCCGGAAGCATGTCGTCTATGGATTGGAGGAATTTGGACAGCGCAAAGTTAATCGTCCCCGTCAGGCTATTGAGATCGGTTGGATTGATTGATGGAGGATTGAGTGTTGTCATGGTTGTCCCAAAGTCGCATTGGCTGGCCGCAAATCCATAATCCAATAAAATGGCGTATCACGGCTTGCCACCTCGAATGATAGGCGAACCACATAAAAATTGCCATTAGCGGAAGGATTGAGAACACTTTGCACCGTCACCGGAGAACCCAGAAGGATGTTATTCTGTATCAGCATCCTCACGCGGACGCCAATCTCAGTGATTTCAGGAACGCCGACCATGCCGGTTTGTGCATTGACGACAATCGGAACGGCCACGCGGGGGGTGCCGATGTCGAGAATGGTCAGCTTGCCGTTTTCGACGTGGGCGGTTATGTCGGCCAGCGTTGCCAGTTTATTGACCTGATTCGTCACGGGGCCGCTAAACGTATAATTCCCGATAGATTTGCCGCCCTGCGTTGACTGGAAATCAAGCACGATCGGCGTCGGGCTGCCCGCGCTTAGGTTGTTTGCGACTTGTTGGCATATCGACAAGAGCGTTGCCGATGGAGGTGACGAAACCGCATTGGCATAACCGATCGTCGCCGCCGATGTCGCGGCGCGGAACGTCAACCCAATATCAGGCGGCTGCGTGACATTCGCGCCAATCATGTCGCCCTGAAATAGCTGAAACGTACCATAGGATTCGCGCCCGACGTTCAGCGTGATCTGCGCGTTCTGGCGCGGATTAGCCCACGGTGTTGTCTGTGTGATGATGTAATCACGGATAATTTTGGAGATATTATCTATCCGCATCGCACATTCGCCGAAGTTGCCGTTCGTGTAGCGCGTCCCCGTGGCGATGATGTAAAAGCTCTGATCGTATTGCGCTATTATCTCTCCCGCGAGCGAGATGGTTAGATCAAAGATGCGATTGTCGAAGGCATTTGCCATTTTTACGACGCATAGTTTTGTGGGATCATTCGGAGAGGTGCGGGCGCAATTGGATTAAGATTAGCCAATGAGAACGGCACAGGAAGAGGAATGCGATAAGCCGCCAATTCTGCCGCAGAGAAATACACTAGAGATTGCGAGACATTAAACTGCGTATATATCGGCAACTGGAAATTCGATGTAATAAACAGGAAGTTTCCATTTTCCTGATATTGAGATGGAATGACTGGAGAACCCGCAACGCAGCGGATATTGTCAATCGTATCGACACCATTGATCGTCAAGCTCATCGCCATTATACCCGCGCAATAGCGGATCGTTATGTCGAATACAACGCCGCTTAAATTGACGGTGAAAGATTGATTAGGAACCGCTTGTAAGGGGACTGTGACAGGCATTACCAGAGTGCTCCCGATGAATGAAAATCAGTTTGTACGTTTTGTGGAGAGTTCACATAAGCCACGCCGCTTGCCGTCCCTCCGTCAAAAGGAACGGTTGATTGCTCGGTCGGCGCGAATGTCATTGTGGCGTTTTGCTGGCCGTTGTTCTGTGTGTCGGCTTGCGTCGTATCTTGCGGGGTAAACGCGGGCTGTTGCGCTGGCGTCAACACCATGCGGAATTTTAATTCCATCACAATCGCATCAAACTTCTCGGGCGTTTCATTGTGCGGCTGTTCTGAAATTATCATATTTCCAAAACTGCCGACGCGGGTCTGAACGGTTAAGGTTGTGGACGCCTGCCAGAGGTTCCATATTTCCTGATAAGTGTCCCGATAGTATTGAGCTGGAATAAGAAGCTGAATTGTGATTTCAACCGGCAATGTAATTTTATAGTCGGATATAACTTGTCCCGTTTCAGTCGGGTGATCCATCAGCTTCGCGCGCGGAATAACATCATCCTTCATCGGACGCGCATTTTGGAACACTTGCGTGAAGCCATTAAAGACCGCAATCGTGTCT